GAGAATTATATGAACGAAGCATGGAAAAGATGGTCAGGTGAAGTGAAAGAACAATGTGAAACATTGATGAAAACAGGGTCAGTGTTTTCAGGAATCACAAAGGGATATGCAACCATTCATTTCCTCAAAGCGAAATATCAGAACGCAGAATATCCGCGCCATTGTTCGATTGCATTTCAACCGCACCAATTAAGGGCAGATGGGGGTGCAGGTTCGATACTTTTTGGGTTGGAACGGATTTCAAATGGTGATTCAAAGCCGGAACGATTACGGTGGTATTGTCAAGAAAAGCCGAAAGCAAATCAATTGTATTCATCGGGTTTGCAATTCCCAGAACGCTTGCCACTTGACTTTCCTGCATCATTGGCAAAACAGTTGATTGACGAATTTTCAAATGATGGAAATGTTCTCGACCCATGTCACGGGTGGGGCGGTCGTCTTGTGGGGTTCTTGTTATCAAATGCAAAATTATATTGCGGGGTTGATGTTTCGCCACTTCAATCAAAGGGCGTGAAGGACATACGCGACACATTCAAGCAATACACCGAACAGAAGAAGAATGTGGAATTGATATGTGATGAATACGAGAACGCAAAAATAGAACCAAACAAATATGACATGGCTTTGACTTCTCCACCATACTTTGATGTTGAAAAATACGAAGGTGGGAAGCAATGTTATGATGGGGTTAACTACGAAGAATGGAAAGAATCTTTTTATGCTCCATTGATTTTGAAAACCTGTGAATCTTTGAAGCCAGATGGTGTGTTTGTTATGCAAATTGGAAGCCAGAAGTACCCATTGCTCAAAGATGGAAAGAAGATTGCAAAAAAATGTGGATTTGTTGTTGAAGAAATAAGAAAGACTCACATGAAAAATACNCGCCCTTGTTCGATTGCGGCTGATGAGGATTCTGAAGTGTTGTTGATACTTAGAAAAGCACANTGCGAGTCAGTTGCTCCGACCAAGTAGAATGTGCNNATGATNAANACAATTGAAATACTGTCGCAGTTCATCTGCACTTCCACGGGGATCGGGGTTGCATCGCTTGGACTTGCTGCATCTGGCACTGGCATCATCGAAGAATCGACATTGCTTCCGTTGTCGCTTTTTCTTGGTGGCATCATAGTCACGACCGCTTTGACTTGGCGTGCNGCTTCCCTNAANAACGAACTCACAAGAAAACTNGACAACATTGAGCATCGGATAGTTTTACTTGAAAAGAAAAAATGTGATTGCGATAAGGGGAAACGCTGATGGCAAAACAAATAACACTCTACAAGTTGTACATTCGCATCATTTGTTTTTGTGCGTTGGCAATCGCTTTGTTCCTGCTAATGTCATGTTCATCTGCTGTCGAATCAATCAACAGNGAATCAAGCACGATCGACAAACTTGCACAATCAAGCGAATCGCGGTTCGTCACCATTGCAGACTTGAGTGATGACAGTATAATTCAAACGGAAACGGAACACGGTATCATCGAACAACAGTCAATCCAAAACTCGGTCGCGGAAATCCGCGAGGCACTCCCACGGGTTGAGGACAAAGACCCAAGTTGGATGACGCTATTGGAGCGAATGTCGATTGCAGGGATATTGATTGCAACAATTATCATAATTTGGCAAACAGGAATCGGCTCTCTCATTCGACGCTTGCTCTATTCCGTGACGTTTTTCATTCCGCGCAAAAGTAGGCGTGATGCGGAAATGGACATGAAGATTGCGGATTCAGATGACGGCATGACTATCCGTGAAGCGATAGCATCAAAGCGTTCTTCTGATCCTGCATACAACAGTGCCTACAAGAAATTACAAGGAAAGAAATCATGATGGAATTACTACAAGGTATTTGGGATTCAGCGTTCGCGTTATCCGTTGGAGTCATAGCAGGTATTCTTGCTTGCAAACTCGGACTCGTTGATTGGGCGATGGGCTTGATTGTTAAAAAGTAAACTATGACTGCAATCGGAGTCATTGAAACCACCGTCAGTACAACGGTCACTTCAACCCTTCAATCATTTGTCGAGGTCGTTGAATCTTCTGAATTGGCAGACGGCACAACGTACTACGTCATTTGCCACGCACTCATTGAAGGCGATGACACCGNCAGCGTATTTCAATGGCGACTTGTAGACCGAACAAATNGTGATGCGGTTCTTTCAAACTCTACTTGCAAGCGTGAACCTGCAAGAGTTGATGATTCACAATCATATTATTTTGTGGGAAGGTTCACCGCAGGTTCAGACGGTGGCGGTCTTGCGTTTGAGCAACAAGCCGACACGGTAGGAAAGACAGTGCGAACACAGTATCTTTCGATGCTTCTTCTGGACTTGTCGAACATGGATGCAACTGACTTCTTCTTNGNAAACGACACAACTTCTGCAACGCATACAACTTCATTTGTTGACCGTGCGGCTTTGAAAGNAATATCGCCAACAGCNGGTGACACATACTTGATGTTCGGATGGGTGGCGACNGACACAAATACTGTTGGAAAGCAAGCGGAAATGCGAATTGAAGTTACTGCTGACGGCGAGTCAACATTGACCGCACCAACGGTGTCGTATGAAGGCGAGGACTATACTGAAGTATTGAATTGGTGGATTTGCAGACCATACACCATGTCTGCGAAGGACACTCAATTCACTATCCAAACAAGGGATGACGAAGATAGTTATACAAAAAACACATATCTTGAATCAACCCTTCTGGGATTTAGATTGAATGCGTTTGAGAACTTTGCTTCAACTTACACTGATGCGGAAACAACAACCATTTCGGCAGATTGGCAAGAACTGGCAACGATTGATTTGACACCAGACACCAGTAGCGAGATTCTTGTCGCTGGCTGTTCAATCTTTCAGGGTGATGCAAACTACGCAAGTTCTTATGAGCGTGTGCAAATAAATGGGGCAACAACTCCAAACGCACAAGTTGGCACGAACTATTCTGCCGTACAAAATGATGCAACTGACAAACTTGCATTGTCGTATATTACAAAGAGTTTTATTGCTGCGGAAACCACTAGGACGTTCGACTTGGATGTCAAGAAGAACGTCACGACTGACACGGGTTGGCAAGAATACTCGCTATCAGTTTTCACCGCAAATTTGATAGGAACAGCACCGCAAAACTTCACCGCAGTTGCAGGGCAAATATACGCTTCAGGTGATGTTGCATCGCAAACGTACAATAGTGGTGACGTAGCAAGCGAGGTCAAACCAAAATGAGCAACACACCGACACGAGGGACGATATACGAGGATAGTGGCTTGTCTTGCATGGCAAGGATTCAAGGTGCTGATGCTTCCAACATCACGCAAGCGACAACATCCGCAATCACGCTTGCCGTATTCAAGAACGCAAACACAACCGCAACATACACGGCTTCACTAACAGTTGCCGATGTTTTGTTTGATGTACTTCAAACGGATGATCGTTGGAGCAAAGATACAACGGGCTACAATTTCTATTATGCCGTTGTCGCGTCTGTCTTTGATGCTGGTGATGCCACATACACAATTGAGTTCAAGTTCACGCCAACAACTGGAAGCCAGTATTTTGTTATCTATGAAATTGATACAGTAGAGGTATTCACTTCATAATGTTGTTCTGGTCACGGATAATTTTAATTATAGGAAATATAACGCCGCACGGTGGATGGGATTTGTTATGCGCATACGCTTGACATGCGATATATCGCAAGAGCAAATTGATTGTGGATATGATTTAACCCTCATCACTATTCATTCACGGTTTGTTGAATGGCTTGTTGGATTAGGACTTCCAATAATTAGTTTCTCGATACATTGGGAAATAGTACAGGAAGGCGAGCAACATATGTTCGTCACGGCTGAACTTCATCAAGATTCACCAGTTCAAATTGATGGGGAGTTCTTTGATGAAATTCATCTGGGGAGTGATGGCGATGTCTGATTTTGACGCAAATGGCAAGTTTGCCAAAGGCAATAGGTTCTCCTTCGCGAACCGTCCAGAAGCCATCAATCCAAATGGACGACCAAAAGGGCGATCACTTCAAGATCATCTTCGCAAGTTGATTGAGCATGAAGTTACAGGCGAACAATTGTGTGATGCGTTGGTCAAGTCTGCAATTGACCGAGCATTGAAGGGTGACTTTAGATTCTGGCAAGAGATTATTCAACGCATTGATGGCAAAGTTCCGAATCGACTTGCTGATGCAGACGGTTCATCCCTTACATTTGTTCTTGATGAAGCAGTACAATCCATGAACGATGACAAGTCAGGATGACAACACCTATCGTCTTGAGGTTCTTCCCCAACAATTGAAGTTCCTTCGTTCGACCGCACGCGAGATACTCTATTCGGGCGCGTTCGGTGCTGGAAAGACGAGAGCAATTTGTTTGCGAGTTGCGATGCGAGCAAGCATCGAAGGTGCAAGAGAAGGGTTGTGTCGCAAGACAGTCGTGGCATTGAAGCGATCGACATTGAAAACATTGCTTGAACCTGATGGATTGCTTCCACCGATACTTCCAAAAGGTTCGTATGAATACAAAAAGATTGACGGTGAAATCAACATCCTCGGTGGTGGAACAATCATGCTGTTCGGTCTTGAAGATGCTGCTCGGATTGCTTCAATGAACTTGTCTGGTGTCGCTGTCGATGAATGTGTCGAACTGAACGAACAGGATTGGACGATGCTCCGTGGTCGAATCCGTTTGTCATTGCCGAATCTACCAAATCAATTATATGGTGCTTGCAATCCATCAACCCCACAACATTTCCTTGCACAACGATTCGGTCTTGCAGGTGGTCATGTCTGCGCCCCAAACTGCGAAGCAATCACAACGACAAGCCGTGACAATTGGTTTTTACCAGAAGATTATATTACTGACTTGGAAACGATGACAGGCGTTGCGCGGAAGCGATACGTTGAAGGATTGTGGGTTGGCAGCGAAGGGCTTGTTTTTGATCGGTGGGATGAATCCAAATATGTTTGTGATTCGTTGCCAGAATCGTTCGACCGTATTTTTGTGGGCTGTGATGAGGGGTACAATCATCCCAGCGTTCAACTTCTGTGTGGCTTGAAGGATGATATTTTCTACGTCATGGATGAATGGTGCGAACGCCACAAACTAGAACAACAAGTTGTCGAACACGCTCAATACTGGAAGCGGGAATATCCAGAGATTGAATGCTTCGTTGTCGATCCATCTGCTGCAAAACTTCGTGCAGCGATGAGGCATACGGGGCTTGATGTAACACCAGCCGACAATGCAGTATTCAGTGGCATTCAAAGCGTATCTGCAAGAATGTCGAATGACCCATCAGGAAAACCACGACTTCAAGTTCTTCGTCAATGTTCAAATTTGTTGCGTGAGTTCAGTTCCTACGAGTGGTCAAGCCGTCAAGACGGTACTCTCAAAGAACAGCCAGTGAAGTTGAATGACGATTGTATTGACTCGCTTCGTTATGCTATCACTTACCACGATGGACTAAAGACCACTCCATCAATTCGCTCGATTGATGCTTTTGATGAAAAGTACAAAATGAATCCACTTGACGATGAACGACTGTGGACGGAGATTTGAAAATGCTCGATAAGTTCCGCAAAGGCAAGAACGACAAAGACACAAATACAAAAGCAACTGATCGCCAAGCATATCTTGGTGCAAGCGTTCCTGCATGGGAAAAATTCAGCGCGGGCGTTCAACGAAATCGTGGATACACGGCATTGATGCAACGCTTTCATGGTTGGGTCTACGCTGCTGCGATGATAAACGCACGCGGAGTTGCAAGCCAGCCAATCAAGTTGTATTCTATGCAACCGCGAAATGGTATGAAATCCATCGTGAACACGAAAAAAGTGACTTCACAAAAAGCAGCATATTTGCGTGGAGAGCAGGAAACAAAGCCGTCTATCTTTGTGCAACGAAAAATGATGACGGGATGCGATGTGGTTCAAGTGCATGAACATCCAGTGTTGGAATTGCTTGACAATCCATCGCCTGAAATGGATGGATACACCTTGACCATGCAACGAATGTTGAATTTGCAATTGACCGGCAACGCATATCTTCATCCAATTATCTCTGAAACAATCGGAGTTCCGCTTGAATTGTGGAACATGCAAAGCGATTTGGTGACGGTAGTGCCAGACGGCAACATGGATTTGGTCAATTCATACACCTACGGCAAGCAACCAAACATGGTTGACTTTCGCAAAGATGAAGTATTGCATGAGAAGCAGCCGAACCCGTCCGACCCATTCTATGGAATGGGATGGGTGTCTGCTGCGATTGATGCGGTTGATTTGTTGAATAGCATGGATGACTACGAGCAAAATGTACTTGACAATCAAGCCCGACCAGATTGGGCAATCATGGTCAAAGAGCATTTGACTGATAATCAATACCAGCGATTAATGCAACAAGTCGAACGGCAACTTGGTGGCAAGAACAACAGAAGTCGCCCCTTCATTTTTGAGGGTGGCACTGATGGAAAACCCATGCAATTTTCACCGCAGGATTTGGCGTTTGATTCGGGCGAGGCGAGAAAGATTGAAGTCATCGCTGCGATTGCGGGAGTGCCAGTGACGAAGTTGAAAGCGAA